TGAGAAGTGCAAATACTTTACATCTAAAGTTGGCAATAACATGATGACATATTTCGATATGGATAAGCAAGGTTATAGAACTGCAAAAGGTTCTTGGACTGTGAGGTATTAATGAAATATTGCCAAGGAACTAAATGCCATACTTATGACACCTCAGATAGAAAGAGAGGTGTCAAGGGAAGTAAAACAAATCAGACCAGAAAGAGAACAGACTTTTATTATGGCAATGGAAATTTTTGCACCTTATCATGTCAGACTGATTGGTTCAATACTCATGGCAATAATGCTATCAATCATTTTGGTAGAGTAATAAGTCCGATAATACTAACAGAAGAAAATGCATGGAGTAGGCAATACAATTACGATTGGTACGACAACCAAGATACCCAACAAAGATACCATGACGTTAATCTAGTGACCAAAGCAACCAGACCAACAAGTGAGGTAGAGTAATGAACACAGAAGATAACAAGGAACTAAAACTATTAAGAAGTAAAGTTAAATACTTAGAAGATAGAATGAAAGTAATGACTATGTCTATTGGTAGTATTAATAATATCTTAGGTAGATTTCAGATGACCGAGAACAGGGACATGGGACAAGGGTTCAAGGACATAGAACAACAACTACATGACAAAGGACTTGCTGTTGTTGGAAAGGATATTGACCACGAACTAATATAACCTAGAATATCCCATAGGGTATGCAAGAACTGCAATGCTATTTTTGCATACCCCCACATCTAGTGTGTCAAGATAAAAATTCCCCTATTGCTTGAAATTTTTCGGGAGGGCCCACCCCGTAAGGGGTGGGTATTTTTCATAGAGGTACCAGTCCGGTCAAACCATATAACGAACATCTAATAAGTCGATACCCCTTTAAATAAAATAGGGATCCTAAGTCTTCTCTTTATTGCTTAATACATAGAGTTAAGGTATATGTTTTGAACTCATATTGTAGATATGCAAAAAAATATTATAAAAAATTTAGATGGATTGACTCCAGATGAAAGTGCTAAATTACTAGAACTTGAACGAAGCGTAGCTTTAGATGAGGCTCGCCCAAATATTACAAATAATTTTTTAAGTTTTGTAAAGTACGTTTGGCCAGAATTCATTGAAGGTTCTCACCATAAAATTATTAATAAAAAATTTAATGACTTAGCTGAAGGTAAGATTAAACGTCTTATTGTCAACATGCCGCCCCGACACACGAAGTCTGAGTTTGCATCCTATTTGCTTCCAGCCTGGATGATTGGTAAGAATCCAAAATTAAAAATAATTCAAGCAACTCACACAGCCGATCTTGCAATTGACTTTGGTCGTAAGACTAAAAACCTGGTCGACGAACCCCTATACCGGGAGCTGTTTTCTACACGCCTGCAAGAAGACTCGCAAGCTGCAGGGAAATGGAAAACGGAACAAGGGGGCGAATACTTCGCAGCTGGTGTTGGTGGTGCAATTACAGGTAGAGGAGCGGACTTGTTAATTATTGATGATCCCCACAAAGAACAAGATGTTAGAGCAGATGGTAAGGCATTTGAGAAAGCGATGAGCTGGTACACAGCTGGTCCACGTCAAAGACTTCAACCGGGTGGCTCTATTGTCATCGTAATGACTAGATGGTCTACTAAAGATGTAACCGGACAATTATTAAAAGCACAGAGTGAGGAAGGTAGTGATCAATGGGAAGTTGTAGAACTACCAGCACTACTACCTGACGGCAAACCCGTGTGGCCTGAATACTGGTCAGCGGAAGAATTATTAAAGACTAAAGCTTCAATTCCAGTATCTAATTGGAACGCACAATACATGCAATCACCAACCGGGGAAGAAGGTGCATTAATTAAAAGAACGTGGTGGAAAGATTGGACAGCAAAAACTCCACCTAAATTAGACTATATTATTCAAAGTTATGATACGGCATTCACAAAAGGCACCAGAGCGGATTATAGTGCGATTACTACTTGGGGTGTATTCACTCCGGAAGATGGGGCACAAAATATTATATTAGTAAACGCTTTTAAAGGTCGGTATGAATTTCCAGAACTACGAAGACTTGCCTATCAAGAATATTTGGATTGGCGACCGGACATGGTTATAATCGAGGCTAAGGCATCGGGGCTACCGCTGACTCATGAACTAAGACAGATGGATATTCCAGTTGTCAACTTCACACCATCGAGAGGTAATGATAAACATACCCGTGTGAATTCTGTTGCACCTTTGTTTGAAAGTGGTAAGATATGGGCGCCGTTACACGAACATTTTGCCCAAGAGGTAATTGAAGAGTGTGCTGCATTCCCGTATGGGGAGCATGATGACTATGTGGATAGTACCACTCAAGCCATTATGAGAATTCGACAGGGAGGTATGGTTCGTCACCCTGAGGATTACAAAGAAGAACCGATTGTGAGGAAGAATTTAACATATTATGGCTAGTGAAAGTTTAATCAAAATTGCATTGAGATTGGCCAAACAACTTGGCGCAAATGAGCAAAAGTTCCTCGGTACGAGGTCCAACGTGAGTTTCCTAGGTTCCGGACCCCAGGATGGCATGCTATTTCAAAAAAACATAAATCCAGAAATGATATCAGTAATCGGACAAGAAAAAATTATACCAGCAATAGAGTCTTCAATGTCCTATGCGACAGGCGGCAAATTAAACGATCTTCAAATGAATAAGTTGATTGATAATATGACCGTGATGACGGAAACATTTAATCCAACAAATATCCTTAAGGCAGACTTTGGCCTGGATTCACTGAGAGCAAAATCAGGGATCGGGGAAAGACAAGCAACAGAAATAGCATCGGGTGAAAGACCACTCAATCTTTCTGGAGAACTTACAAGTATTGCTGATGAACCAGGAAAAGCTGGATTATCTTATGCAATAAAAAACCCAGCAGACGACGTTTCTGTATCCGGTGGACAGTTTTTAGATAAATTTAGTGAGATAAAAAATAGAGCTTCAGCACCTTTAGAAACAGGTAGTGCAACAGCGATAATGGAAACTATTCCTAAAGTAGATCTTCCAGGCAAGCGTGCAGCATCTAGAGAATTTTTAGTAAACAGTTTAAAAGTTGGAGATGACTATCCATCAACTACATTATCAGATGTCATGTCAGCAGAAGATATGAAATTTATTATGGAAGGTGGCGGCGGAGTTATGGGTGATCCTATTGTTTTAGTACAAAAGTATTTTGGACCAAGAATCGCTGAGATGGTTCCAACAGGTGGAACAGCCGAAGAGATTTCAATCTTTACAAAAAGAGTTATGAACAACGTAGAAGATTCAAAAGGGTTAAGGCCGGATGAACAAGGCTTCGATGCTTTGACTGCAAGATTCATGGAAGAACTAGCTGATGGCGGCAGAGCCGGTTATGCAAAAGGCGGACTAGCTAAAATCCTGGAGCTGTAATGCCGGCTCCTAAAATAACACCCGAAATCTCAGCAATAATAATAGACCTTTATTCTAATGATAAATTAGGTGCACAAGCAATTTCAGATATACTGCTGGACGATTACAACATCACTTTATCCAGGGCTCCTGTTGGTAAACATATTAAAAAATTAATAGCAAATAAAACTATAGTAAAAGTTCCGGGTGCAGAAAAAGCTGCTACTATTGCTCAAAGAAGTAAAGACTTCGGTAAAAAAAGAAAAGTATATAGAGTTGTAAGACCCGTAACAGAATGGAACAGAACACAGAATCCAAACCTTCCTGCAGACGCTAATTTTAAAGTTCAAATTAGAAGAAATAAAAAATCAGAAATGATTTACACTAAAACTAAAGCTGAAGCAGAACGTGCAATTGCAGAAACTACGGTTGTTCCAGTAGATCCAAAAGACGCTAAAGCCAGAGGTTCAAAAACAAGACAGGATAATTTAAAGTTAACAAGAAAGGGTTCAAGTCAAGCAGACAAACTTAATGAAAAAACTATTCAAGACGGAATTAAAAAATTAAATAAATATTTTAAAAACAGTCCCGAACTAATTAATACAACTGATTTTGGTAGAAACATTAAAACAATGATGGCTTTACGATTAGATAGAGATACCGACAATTTTTATTCAAGATTAAAACCAGATTCTTATTATTTAAAAAAAGCAAAACAAGGAGATTTATTTCATTTATTTGATGTAGCTCCTGTGGCCGGACAAAAAAAGGGAGGCAGATATGCTACTAATATGAATGTAGTTCCCGGTCAATTTAATAGTGCTTTTGTTCAAAATCAATTAACCAACTTATTTAAAAGAGGGGTTAACGAAGAAACTGCAAATCAATTAGATGATTTATTAAATAAATATAATGTAAGGGTTGAAATGCCTGAAGCGGGAAAAATAGGTGCAAAAGCTGGTGTTGCATTCGATAGTGTAACAGGCAAATTTCCACAAATTGAAAAAACACTACAATCCCTTGAAGCCCCACAAGAAATAAAAAATTTATTTGTGCAAGAAGCAACAGTACCTAACAGTCCAATTTGTAAAATTGTTGCAAAAAGAAAAGCCGATGGTGGTAGAATAGCTTTTGCCAATGGAAGTAATTGTGCAATAGAAGTAGCTTCCAAGTTTGATGAAGATCCCATTAAGTTTGCTCAAGATGTAAATAAACTTCCCGAAGAAGCGGGAGCTTTTAATAAAATTAAAAACGCAGCCAGTAAATTTTTATCTGTTGCTAAAAAAGGTGGAAGGTTTGGAGTAACCGCTGCAGTAGGTGCCGTGGGCGCGGGACTTGTTAAAGAATTCATGAACGACGATCCCTCAACTTATTTATCAGATGAGAATCAACAAAAGAATATGTTAATCGATATGATTACACAACCAGTATTGGAACCTAGTATGGAACCAACTACTACAGCATTTGGTGATGCACAACTACCGGCTATTGGTGCAGTAGCTGCAGCAGGTGCAATACCAGGCGGTGCAGAATTATATAGACAAAGAATTAAAAGTCCGGATAGACGAGTAGCAAATTTTGCAACTAGAGGAGATGTTCCTAGAGTTCCAAGAGCAAGAGTAAGTCCCTTTAGAGCTGCCCTTGGTCCCTTGTCCGGGGTCCTGGGAAAAGGACTCGCTACTACGGGAACACCCTTAGGGATGTTAGCGTTAGAGCCTTTATACATTGGTCAACAAATCGCTGACGGAGATTCATTAGGCGAAGTTGCAACGAACCCATTAAATTATTTAGGCCCTGCATTTGCGGGATCTTTATCAAAAGAAGCAACTAGATTTGCTGGTCCAAAAATGGCGAATATTATGAGATTAGGAATAAGTCCTATGGCACTTAAAACAGTATCGAGAAGATTCGGATTACCGGGTCTTGCTTTATCTGCTGGTATCAGTGGATATGAAATGTATCAAAATAAAAAAGCAGGAAGGGGGCTATTCGATGACGGTTAAAAATAAAACACTTGTTAAGAATATGGAGCATGTTAAATGGGATCAAATCCCACCACTTAAAGGACCAGACCCACAAGGCTTGAATATTCCTTTAAAACAAAGTACAACAATCAAGAACTCGGAGAATATAAATGGCAGATATAGACAAGGCTCTACCAAACGTAGAGACTGAACTTAGAACACCTAGCGACGAAGAAATAGCAATATCGGAACAGAAAACTGTTGAAGAACAAGTTGGTCCGGATGATGTACAGGTTACTCAAGAAGAAGACGGGAGTGCTGTAATTAATTTTGATCCATCAGCGGTTAATCAACCCGGTGGTGAAGGTCATGGAGACAATTTAGCAGAATTATTACCTGATGATGTTTTAGGAAAATTAGGTTCTGAGTTATCAGAAAATTATCAAACATATAAATCAGCGAGAAAAGATTGGGAAGATTCTTATACCAAAGGATTAGATCTTTTAGGATTTAAATATGAAACTCCTACTCAACCGTTTCAAGGAGCAAGTGGTGCAACTCACCCTGTTCTAGCAGAAGCAGTTACACAATTTCAAGCGCAAGCTTACAAAGAATTATTACCGGCTAATGGACCCGTACACACTCAAGTTATCGGGTTGATGGATAGAGCCAGA